CATGGCGATTCGATTGAGCAACCAGGATTCAATGCGGCGTGCATTGACCTTGTTGCGGTTAATTGAGTTTTCCATTTGTTAAATTCCATAGTGTTGAAAATAGTTAGGTAGACGCATTCGATGATGCGTTTAAGTGATTGGGCCGGAACAGCCCGCAGCGATGTTAAAGAGCGGTGATGATTAAGCGGCTTTCCCGCTTTTTGTTCCGTATTGCAGCCAAACAGGGTCGCAGTTAAGGGCTATCGCTATCTCAAATAAAAAACGAGGTCGCTTAGTGACCCCAGCCTCTATCAGCTGGATTGACTGCTGCTTAACACCCGCCTTGGTTGCCAGCTCAGTCTGAGTCATTTTCATTGCTAGTCGTTTATTTTTGAGGCGGTCAGACAGAGTTTGCATACAGCCTCCTTCAACAAACTTTCTTGTATTTTCATACAAAGTAACTTGTTTGTCAATTACAGTTTTTCTTGTGAAAATTGGAGGGAAATACAGGGGTTTTTATGAGCATTTCTTCCAAGGTAAAAAGTAAGCGGGTGCAGCTGGGGTTAAACCAAGCTGATCTGGCTCAGATGGTTGGAACTTCCCAGCAATCAATAGAACAACTCGAAAATGGCAAGACGAAACGCCCTCGTTTTTTGCCAGAGCTTGCATCTGCGCTTGGTGTAAGTGTTGATTGGCTTATTAATGATGCATCTGATTCTAATGTCACCTATGTTGGTCCAAACGAACCAAAGAGAGCATATCCACTGATTAGCCTGGTTAGCGCTGGAGCATGGTGTGAGGCATGTGAGCCATATAACCTTAAAGAAATTGATGAGTGGTATGGAAGCGACACTCACATTCTTGGTGATGGATTCTGGCTTAGAGTAGAAGGCGACTCCATGACTTCTCCGGTAGGTCAAAGCATCCCGGAGGGGCACATAGTGCTTGTTGATACAGGAAGGAACGCAACTAACGGCAGTCTAGTTGTAGCTAAGTTAACGGACGCCAATGAAGCTACATTCAAGAAGCTTGTTATTGATGGTGGGCAGAAGTACTTGAAAGGTCTCAATCCATCCTGGCCGATGATACCGATCAATGGAAACTGTAAGATCATTGGCGTTGTCGTTGAAGCGAGGGTGAAATTCATATGAATAAAATAATCATCTCCATAATAATGCTAGCAATTCCAACCTTCTCTTGTGCAAATTGCTGGATTGTCTCTGGCCTCCAGGGAAAATCCTCTTTCAATGATGACAACTATAAATTTATTGATGATGGAATGACTGGCGTTGCCATTAAGTTAAGCATTAACGGCAACGTGGCATCTGTAACAAACCTGGATGGATCCAGTATTTCTGACGTAACCTACGCACCATTATCTAGCAACACCATAATCGGAAGCTATCAAGCAGGCGGCGGAATTACAGTTGAAACATGGTCTATCACAGATGATAAAAAGGTAATGTATTCAAAGGTAATGAACATACCTAAAATGCAAAAACTAACATCTACAAAAGCCTTTGTAGGCAATGTTGCTGGCTCCTGCGACAACTAACCCTTCCTCAAACCCATCTCACCCAAACATAAAAACAAACTATTTTTCTTTTAAAAACAACGTGGTTTGTTTTTCTCGCCCTTAAATACAATATTTCTTGTTTACCTCATACAATCTTTCTTGTAAATTTAACCCATCAGCAGGAAGCACTACTCACCAGGACGGTGAATGCTCTTTAACAATAGAAGGCCTGATTCGGGCCAACAATACCAAACGAGATGGGTTTGGGGTGCACTCAGGATGCTTACCTGGCACCGCCAAAGCCATTTCACTTGAGGAAAATCAAATGATCGAAATTATCACCAATCCAATCCTCGGTGGCATGGTCGCCACTTTCGGAATAGGAATCGCATTCACTGCCTGGTCAGTAATTGATGACTGGATGTGGGAGCGCAAGAACAAGTAACCCTCGTCGCACAAGGATGTGCACCTCACTGGAGGCAATCATGACTAATCGTGAACATAAGAAGTTATTACGCGCCATCCGTCATCAACAAGGTATGCGCGAAAGCCAGCAACTGGCGAAGAAGATTGACCGCGCTTTCTCGCGCATCTCAGAAGACTGCAGCAATCGCGTTGTGCTGGCTACATCATTGGGTAGCCTTCGCGACAAGCCAGCTCAGGAAGAGATTACAGAGCGCAGAAACCGCATCTGGTACAAACAGCCTGGCGAGCGCGGCATTACTTGCTCAGGCCGGCAGAAGATGAAGGGTAAGTCGATACCGTTAATTTGAGGTGATGTATGGAAGAGGATTTTGACGAGTTTGATGAGCATCCTGATGATGATATGAGTCGCTATCAGGATTATGAAGATTAAGGCTGCCTGATGGCGGCCTTTTTTATGAGGGTAAGAGAATGGTCACCGATAAATTGATAGTGATTCGCGTCAAGTCCACCGGAAGTGAATATGCATATCCAGTGAGCAAGTTCAGCGAATTACCAACAATTAGAATTGAAGATGGGGCACCCGGTTACACCAACTTCAGTCGTCACGAACTAAAGCACATGGAAGACCACGGTATCGCGATTAGGGTTGGAGTTGCAATGATGTCATTAAATATCAGCTATGACGAAAGCTAAGCATGAAGTTGAAGAAATATAATCGATATATCCTGCGGTTTATTTAATGGTAAAGGAAAAAACATGGGCAGAAACGGTTGTCGCTCTCTCATCATTGCTCTTATTGCATGCTTAGCAATCTGGAGCGTTGTTATCTTCGCGATATATAAATGGTGCTGAAGATGAAAATTAACCACACGCTTTTGAAATTGGCGCAGATTAAGGCGCGTATCGCCAGAAAGAATGGTGATGGTGCTAAATGGATGGAAGCTAACGAAGAAATGAAAGCTGCGGCTGGTATGCCGTGGTATCGGAGGGGAAATGCAAGAGTTTAAAGGTACGCCTGGCCCATGGCATGTTATGAGAGGAGATGTTCTCGATAAAAATGGACGAATGGTTGCGTCAGTGGAGGGGTTTTGTCCCGGTGAGAATGATACTTATGATGCGGATCTAATCGCCTCAGCACCGGAATTACTGGAAGCTCTGCAATTGGCGCTTAACGCCATGAACGAGATGGGTGACATCTTAAATTTTCACGATTTAGCTGAACAAAGTAAGGTTGATGAATTAACGCCAGCTTTTGATAAGGCGCGCGCCGCCATCGCAAAAGCACTCGGCAAATAACCCTGCCCCACCAACCGAATAAACCAACCAACTTAACCATGTCGGCTATTACAGCGACGGGCTTCGTGCATTCTGAAATCAGGAGGCGATATGAAATTAAAACTTAAATATGACCACGCTCATGGATATCTCAGTTCTCAGCGTGAGCAGGTCATGGAACTGGACGGCGTCATCCTGGACGGAACTGTCGATGCTCGTGAGGTATTGCCTCAGCTGGATGGCGCGGTTGTTCTGGAATGGCTGGCTGAACAGGGATATGTCATCACTCATCAGGAGAAAGCGGCATGAGTGCAATGGAAAGATGGGATGACGACGCTTTTATTATGGCGGTAAGCGACGTTATTCCAGAGCAGGAAATGACGCATGAACTTGCAGCACAGGAAGCGATAGCGGATTACCACAGCGAGAAGCAGCAAATGAGAATGGAGGGTGTGTTATGGGAACTGCAACTTTAATCCTCGGTGAATCCGGCACTGGTAAATCAGCCAGCCTCCGCAATATGGCGCCAGACGACGCAATCCTGATTAAAGCGGTAGGGAAGCCGCTACCGTTCCGTTCTAGTAACTGGAAGCCATGGGACTCAACAAGCAAAACAGGAAGCATCGTCGTATCTGACGACTGGAATCATATTCTGACAATAATCAAGAAAGCGCCGGCATACGGAAAGAAAATCATCATCGTTGATGATTTTCAGTATGTGATGAGCAACGAATTTATGCGCCGATCTGAGGAGAAGTCTTTCGACAAGTTCACGGAGATAGGCCGCCATGCCTGGGAGGTTATTAGGGCTGCTCAGGATGCTCCCGATGACCTACGCGTTTATTTTCTAGCCCACACCGAAGAAACGGCGATGGGACGCACGAAAATTAAGACGATAGGCAAAATGCTGGATGAGAAAATCACCGTTGAAGGCATGTTTACTATCGTACTTCGCACCATGACCCGCGACGACAAATTCTTCTTCTCTACCAAAAACAACGGATCTGACACCGTTAAATCACCAATGGGCATGTTTGAAAGCAGCGAAATTGATAATGATCTTGCCTATGTAGACGCAACTGTTTGCGAATACTACGGCTTCACCAATGTTCACAAAATTAAGGATTCAGCCGCATGAGCAATGTAATTTTTACCTATAACGAAGAATCAGCACTGTCAGCCGGAATGGGTGGCTTCATTAATGAAAATGGCGCGTACATTTTCACCATTACAGAGGCCGAGCTAAAGCAGGGCATTGACGGAAGTAAGGCTCAATGGATTGAGTTTTCCGGTGAAGCTGATGATGGGCGCAAGGTGCAGTACCTGAGTGTTTACTCCGTCAAAAAAGACGGTCAGCCCAACACATTCGGCGTAAACATGATTAACGCGATGATGGGCTGCGCTGGCATTAATTCACTCACTCAGCACATGGCATCTGCTGGAAAATATGTTGCGCCTGAGTTTGCTGGTAAGCGAATTGGCCTGGTTCTTCAAAAGGTTCTCCGCAGCAAGCGGGACGGCAGCGATACATACGGAATGGAAATTCGCATCCCGTTTATTGCTGAAACACGACAGACGCTTCAGGAGCGAAAGGACGGCGTAAGACCTGAGGCGGTGGATAAGATTGCATCATCATTAAAAGACCGCGACAACCGCAACAAGGGCGGAACGCAACATACCGATAACGGTCATTACGACTACGGCAATCAGGACTTCTAATCCCCTTACCTTGCCACATCATTCACGAACTTTAATCAGGAGCATGGACATGCCATCACCTCTTCACGAGGCGGGTTACTTACGCCCACCGAAAACATCAGGAAGCCGCGAAGAGGTTTTGGCGCGGTGCTTTGAGGCTATCGCAAACAAAGATTATCAGACACCGATCATGGAAGCTCGTATTCAGGAACGATTCGAGAAAGATGTCTGGCACGACAATCTTGAGGCAAGCAAATACCCCCAATTCGTGCCAGTCGGACCGATGCGTCCAACTCGTGAAGATGAGCGCTTTAAACTTTATCGCACACGCAACGGCATGATTAGTAATAACTGATTAGGAGATTTCATCATGATAGGCCGTTCTTACGATCCATCTATATTCCCAGATGATTTATCAGTACGTCGCAGACAAAGAGCAATGCCGACAATAGATGAGTTGATGAAGCGTAATAGCTTCCAGTCGGTTAACGAGAATAAGTTTCTGGATGCTTTGCTGAAGAAGATGAGGGGTTAATATGGGAGTGAATATCACAGAACTGGCGCAGGCCCTGAAAGTGGCAGCATTAGCGGCCGCAGATAATTTCCACCCAGATGTGCTTGCCAAAACTCGCGACCTCATCACGCTGGTAGAGGCGGTGGAGAAGGCGCAGAGGATGGAATCCTACTGGAAAACTCAATGCCGTGGGATAACAGACCACTGCGAGGAGTTGCAGGCGCAGATTGATTACCTCCAAAAGATAGCTCGCGAACAGAATGAGCTGGCGACAAAGGCAAGCAACGAAAACGCCAGCTTATCTGTGATGCATGGAAAGGCGCTCAAGCATATCGATAGCCTTGAAAAAGATTTGGTGCCTGTTTATCAATTTATCATGAATAACCATCATAAAGACGGATATATCGAGTGGTGCGATTGCAATAAACAATATTACGAAACGGTGAATGAGGAGGAGCGGAGAATCTTATATTCGAATGTTGGTGTTGAGTTGCAAACCGTTCCCCCTGTTACTTATTTCGAGAATGATGATGCTTACCAGTGCCGTAAATGGGCATGGCAACAGGTCAAAGACGAAGTGACGACAGAAGGGTGGACCTCTGGAGATAACGCCACCTATTTCGGTTTCTTCTGCTGGGGATGGGATATGCGCCGTCAGTACAACGAGCAGCGCACCGTCACCGTGAAGATTCCCTACCTTCCGGACGACTGCGACAGAACTGAAGCTCATTTTAAATACCAGGCAGCACTAACCGCCGCTGGCATCAAGTGGGAATAATCATGACTCAAGCCACCAAAGAATCACTATCCGCTCGTATCGCTGAACTGGAATCAGGAACAAGGTCTATTAAGGAAGATTACCAACTGGAGGCTTATCGGATGCTGCTTAGTTTAATTACCGCTAAGCCTGTGGCTCATTTAAATGCCACTGATATATTGAATGCTGAGGAGCACATACTTGCCAGGAGGCTTAAAAGTAAAGCATGTACAATGCCTGTTTTTTCCATTGCTTATTATTTAGATAAGCAAAACATCGAATAAGTATGACCTACCGAGTGAGGGTTTTTATTGGAGATAGATAATGAGTCGCGAAGAAGCAATTAACAAACTAAAAATTCTGCAGGAGATGAGAGATAAGGAAATTGCCCATTGTAATGCTGATGACGTAATCTGCGACCTTCTGAAGTCGCTTGGATATGAAGACGTGGTAAAGGAATACGACTACATCGATAAGTGGTATGCATAGGAGTAACCATTGAATCACACAGCCTCACTCTCGATGAGGCCTGTTAATTATTAACCATATTTCCCCGGCAACGCACCGGTTTCTTATTTCTGGAGAAAACCATGAGTGAATTTATTCAACTAACTCCTAATAAGTGGGTTACTGAGAAAAAACTAATTGAGATTACTGGTTTAAGGCCTGGGACTATTGAGCGAGCGCGAACCAGTTCATGGTTTCTTGGTCGTGAGTACTTACATATATCTCCCGATGGCGATCCAAATCCAAAAAGCCAGTGCATGTACAACACAGAGGCTATTAACCACTGGATAGAGAAGCAAGCGTCTAAACAGCCAGGTGCTCATTCGTGATTAACAAGGTATGCTTAACTGGCTCTTGGGCGTCAGGAGGGAGTAATGGCTAAAACAGCTTACCCAACAGGCGTAGAGAACCATGGCGGATCACTTCGCATATGGTTCATTTATAAGGGGTGCCGGGTCAGGGAAAGTCTCGGCGTTCCTGATACACCAAAAAACAGAAAGTTGGCCGGCGAGTTAAGGTCTTCAGTATGTTTCGCGATAAAAACGGGAAGCTTTAACTATGCTGAAAAGTTCCCATCTTCGCCAAATCTGAAGAAATTCGGTGCTGAAACAAAGGAAATTACTGTTTTAGAGTTAGCCAATAAGTGGCTTGAACTGAAGAAGATGGAGATTACCAGCAATGCATTCGGCAGGTACAAGTCCATTGTTCGTAATATGATCCCGCGCATAGGCGAATCTCGACTGGCATCATCGGTTACGAAAGAGGATTTGCTGTTTATCAGGAAGGAGTTGCTTACCGGTTATCAACTACCAGGATACCGGAAAAAGAGCATCGTAAAAGGCCGTTCGGTGCCTACTGTGAACAGCTATATGACTGTATCTGCAATGATGTTTCAGTTCTCAGCGGATAGCGGATACATACCAACTAATCCTTTCGCGGGTATAAGTCCGCTGAAAAAATCGAAGGCGGAACCTGACCCGCTAACCAGGGATGAGTTCGTAAGAATGATTGACGTCATGAAACATCAGCAGATAAAAAACATGTGGTCTCTGGCTGTTTACACCGGCGTGCGTCATGGTGAGTTAGTTTCCCTTGCATGGGAGGACATAGACCTGAAGGCTGGGACGATGATCATCAGAAGGAACCTAACTTCTCAGAAGGAGTTTACTCTTCCGAAAACAGAGGCTGGCACCGACAGAGTGATAAACCTGATTTCTCCGGCTATCGATATCCTGAAAAATCAGGCGGAGATGACCAGGTTAGGAAAGCAGTATCAGATTGAGGTGAAACTTAGGGAGTATGGGAGAAGCGAAATGCATCCATGCACTTTCGTTTTCAACCCGCAGATAGTGACGCGCAATGGCCTGGCGGGGCATCATTACGCTGTCAGTTCTATCGGTCAGATGTGGGATGCAGCGATAAGACGTTCTGGAATTCGCCACCGCAAAGCATATCAGTCAAGGCATACATATGCATGCTGGTCTTTAGCGGCGGGGGCTAACCCAAACTTCATCGCTAAACAAATGGGTCATGCAGATTCGCAAATGGTTTATCGCGTGTACGGATCCTGGATGGCTGAAAACAATCAGGAACAGGTAACAATGCTGAACCAGAAATTATCTGATTTTGCCCCATCCATGCCCCACGCAATAGGATCAAACTGA